TTAGACGGCGATCAACCCGTGTGCCCGAAGCGCCGCCAGAATGGCCGATATTGCGGCGCGCGCCTGCGGATCCGGGGCGGTTCCGCCGCTCGGATCGACGATCGCGGACTGTTGCGCGCCGACCACGGGAACCCCGCCGACGATCAGGTTCCGCGCGTGGAGAGCGCCGAGCGTCCAGGCGGCACCATCGAAAGTCGCCCCGAGACTATCGGAGAGTGACCAGACGCGCATTCCCGCACGAGGCGCGACGAACCGCCAGCCATCTTCCGTCCAAGCCGCTAGCGATAGGCCCTGCCCTGCCCACCCTCCTGATGGTGCGTCCCCGATAACCCAGCACTGGCCCGGCGACGGAGCGGCAGGCGGCGTGTCCAGCAACACCGATTCGACCACGGGCAGCAGCAGCGCGTCGATCCGCGCCAGCGCCTCGTTGTGGAAAAGCTCTTTCTGCGCCTGCCCCGTGGCGATGAGGGGCAAAGCGAAGCGGGCGGTGGCGTCGGTCATGTCAGACTCCCGGGGAGAAAGTGAAGGTGGCAGGCGGCAGCGAGGCCGCGGTCGTGCCGATCTGCGCGATCTGGATCGTCAGCGCGCCGGAGCCGCCAATGCCGGCGAACTGCGCCGGCGAGATCGTCGCGGAAGGGCCGGTGGTCGCGATCGCAAGCGTTGTGCCGCCCGATCGCAAGACGGTGACCTGATAGCGTTCCGCCTCCTCGGCCAGCGGCACGTCGGTGTCGTCGAGCCAGTCCCAGCCCGCGCGGCTGCGGCGTGTCCATGCGATCGCGATCGAGCCGTCCGGCATGGCGGTGGCGTTCGCGGCGACCGGCGCCGGCGGCCGGAGCGCGCGCGCCTGGAAAGTGATCGCGATCTCGGCCGGTTCGGTATCCCCGACCCCGCTCGCCGAGACGCGCACATCGTGCCCGATCACCGAGAGTGGCAGCGACCAGGGGAGCAGGGTATCGGCATCGACCAGCACGAAGCGCTCGCCGATCGCATGTCCCGCCATCGCCCACTCGCTGCCCCGCCGGCCACGCAGCAGCCCACCGAGCCGGAACAGGCGCGGACCGATCTGCTCCGCGGTGGCGAACTGGATCAGCTCGTCGCCCAGCAAGGCGAGGTTGGCGGTCGCGGAGGTTCCGATGGCGTCGCTGCCCGCCAGCATCATCTCGTCGTTGAGCAGGGCGATGTCGACGCTGTTCGCCTCGTCGCGCAGGGCACTCCCCGAAGACGCCAGCAGCGTCGCCGCCTGCCCGATGACGGCCGGCGGCGCGGTGCCGCCGAGCGCCTGCCAGCTCGCGCCATCGTCCAGACTGAGCGTGAGCGCGGCCTTGCGCCATCCGGCCGAGGAGCCGGCCGCCGCGATCAGCAGGGTCGGGCTGGTCGGCGGATCGTCGCCGAGCGACGGCAGGTCGAGCAGCGCCAGTGTCGTCGGCCCCTGCACGAGATCGGGCTGGGACAGACCGGACCCGCCACTCGCCGGCAGCACATCCGTGCTCGATGCGGGCAGGCGCTGGGCTGTCACGGTGAGCGCCATGGATTCGAAGGCACGCTCGGTCACCCGCCAGCGCCCGCTCTGCCCGGGCACGGAGACGATCGCGCCGGTCTCGATATCGAGGTGCCGCCACGGCAGCGCCATCTGCGCGCTCGTCCGGCCAGCCCATTCTCGCGCCAGCCGCGCCTCGACGATGCTGCGCGCCGAGGATGCGCTGACGACGGCAGGGAGGTCGATCGAGCCCGCACGACGAGCCGACACCTCGCGCCGCGCGGACTGCGAGCCGACCTGATAGTCGAGCGCGGGATCATAATAGCCGATGGTCAGCGCCTCGTTGAGCGTGCCGGACGCCTGGCGATCGATCGCCAGTTTCGCACCGGCCTTGGCGTCGGCGGCGAAGGCGCCCAGTTCCGCCGCATCGATCGTCGCCGGATCGCCGGTCTCGTTGGCGAGGTGCAAGCCGTCCGGTCCGTCCGCGAAGGACACCGGAAGCGCGGTCGCCAATCCCTCGATCGCGCCGCGCAGGCTGTCGCCGGATGCCGCATAGCCGCCCAGCGTGGGTCCGCCCTCCCCGCCCACGTCGCCGTCCGAGAGGATCGCCGCGATCGTGGCGAGCGAAACAGAGCCGTCGTCCGCCTCCACCTCGAAGCTGAGCGACGGGATGCGATTGCCGTAATCGGCGAGTTGCATGTCCTCGAACACCGCATAAGCGAGGCCGCGATGGGCGGGTGTCGCGTCGATGCCCTCGGCGGCGGCGATCAGCGGGTCGACGGCCTGCGCCTCGTCGCCGAGATGAAGGCGGAAGGCGCCGAGATCGGTCTTCCAGTCGCCGGCGGCCCCCCGCAACAGAGCGCCGTCCGCCCAGATGCGATGGACCGCGCGCACCGGCCGCGCCGACAGCGCCACCGCGAAGGAGGCCGAATAGCTGTAGGTGGTGGTTTTCGGCTTACCCTTGCCGCCGAATTTGTGGGTCGATTCCTTGAGATCGGTCGCCCAGATCACCGATCCGGAGACCCGCATCGTGCCGAACAGCCTGGGCAGATCGGCGCCGTAGGACGATCCTTGCACCGCCAGGCTGTCGAGGCGCGGTCCCTTCGCCCCTTTCGGCGTGAAAACGGCGCGATCGATCTGGTTGCCGATCACCGCGCCGATGGCAGCGCCGATCGGCCCGCCGATGACGGTGCCGACGGCGGTGAGGACGAGAGTGGCCATGATCGTTCCTTCAGGCGGCCCGCCAGCGGCCGATCACCGGCCAGGGCGGCGGCCCCGGCACTTCGGTCACGCGGCGCAGGCGGGCATCGGCGTGGATGAAGCCGCGACCGGTCAGGATCGCGAGATGAAGCTGGTGCGGCCCGGCGTTGAACAGCAGCAGATCGGCGGGGCGGGCGTCGGTTGTGGGCCGAAAGCCAAAGCTTTCGATCGCCGACGCGACCCGATCCGGATCGCCGCCGCGCAACGCGTAGCCGGCGGGGATGCAATTCCTCCCGAAGGCCAGCGCGGCGAGGCCGATGCAATCGAGCCCCGTCTCGCGCGATCGCCCGTGCAGGCGAAACCGCACGCCGATGCAGGCGCGCGCGGCGGCGATCACCGCCACGTCGTCAGGAGTCATCAGTCGGTGCCGTATCGGGTCAGCAGATCGATGCCCGGAAGATACGGCTCGCCCCGGAAATTGGCTGCATTGGCGAAACGGGTGCGGCAGGTGGCGAGCAGCCGGTCGCAACCCTCCAGCAGCTCGACAAGGGTGCCCGGCGCGATCGCGAAGGGCGCGGGATCGCGCAGCGTCACCGTCGAACCGGCCGAGGAGAGCAACGCCGCCGACAGCCCGGCATTGTCCCTATCCAGCCAGCGCAGCCGGCCATAGGCGTAGGCGTTGGCGGAAGGCTCGACCGTATCGAGCGTCAGCACCTCCTCCGCCACCGATACGATGCGCGCGAACCGGGTGCGGGCCGCGAGATCGACCCGGCAGCGCCGGTCGCCAAGTTGCGCGCGGCAATCGGGCGAGGTCTGCTCCACCACCGGCCGTTCGAGCAGAGCAGTCGGCCCGCGCAGCTCGGCGGTGAAGGCGGCATCGCGGATCGAGACGTCACCGATCTCGCCGCGCGCGATGATCAAAGTCTCGGCAGGATCGGTCCAGTCGGTCGCGAACAGGGTGAGCGCGGCACCGTCCCAGCGACCGGTGGTCAGATCGTCCGCGGTGATCGCATCGTGGGTCAGCGCACCCTCGACGTCGAGCGTGTCGACATCGAAGCCGTCCGACTGACGAATGGCGGACGGCACCATGCCGGGGCTGGCGCGATAGACCACGCCGCCGATCGTCAGGTCGCGATCGTGCGCGGTGAAGCCGATGCTTACCCCATCCGCGCGATCGAGCCGCCAGCACAGCGCCATGGTGGTGAGCGCTCCGTCGAGCCAGGCGACGCTCATGCCTCGCGCACCTCGATCAGCGGCACGGTCGGCGCCTCGCCTGCCAGGAAGGTCGAGCGGCCGACCTCCAGGCTGTCTTCGGCGAAGCGCACCGGGACGTCGAAGAGATAGCCGGCCGATATCTCCGCGCCGGGGGCCGGGGCGGTGACGAACGACACGATGCCGCCGTCGAGCAGGGACCAGCCCGTGACCGCCTCCGCGCCGCCGACCGCCACGCGCAGGCTGCCGGCGACCGGGCGAGTGATGCGGCGGACCTGCGCGTCGTTCCCCTCACCGTAGCGCTTGACCAGCGGGAAACTCGCCGTCGTGCCGTCGCCGATACCGAGCGGCTGGTCGAGCGGTGTCGGCACCGCGCCACCAGAGCTCGCGTCGAACGGATCGCGGAAGCGAAAGGCGCGCGCCGCCCCGCGCCGGGCGCGGAAGAAGGCGATCAGCGTCGCGATATCCTCTTCCGATCGTACGCCCGGCCCGGCATCGAAGCGCAACCGCGCATCGGCCCAGTCGGCGTTGCGCTGCTCGACCCCAGCCGCTGTCGTCACGATCGCGGTCGAGAAGGCCGGCGCCACGCTGGCTTCCGCGCCGAGGCTCAAGGGAAAATCCACATCGTCGAAGGCCTGCACCGCACTCTCCTCGCCGGAATCGAACACCGTGAAGCCGTCCCGCGCCACCTGCGGCAGTGCCCAGATGAAGGCGCGTGAGGTACCTCTCGCCTGCGCCGCCCGCGCCGCCGCTTCGATGCGCGGCCAGAAGGTCGCGGCGTCGGAGGCGTTCAGCACGAAGCCCGAGAAATAATCCTGCTGGCCCGGCGGGTAGCCCAGCCGCTCGGTCGCGAAGGCGGCGCCGCGCGCGCTGACGCCGGTGTCGCCGGCCTGCACCCAGTCGTAATCCTCGAGCTGGAGGCGATCGAAGGCCGGACTTGCCCAGCCTACCGGCATGTTGGCGCGCACCGCCTCGGGCATGCGCGGATCGAGCACGGTCGGCAGGTAGGCGAGCAGCGCCAGATCGGCATCGGGCGCCACCGCTCTCACCGCGGCGCCGATCGTCGCCGTTGAGGCGGAGAGCAAGGCGCCCGCCGCGTCCAGCACCGCCTTCTGCGCGTCGGTCTGCGGGCCGATCAGGCTGGCCACACCATCGGCATCGGTGCCGAGCGCGGCACGCGCAGCATCGTCGTGCAGACAGATCGTGCCGTCCGCGCGTGTCCACCACCAGGGCTCGCCGATCTGAAAATGGACTGACCCGACACCGGCGGCCAGCGTCGCGAAAGCGGTGGCGACCGTGCACAGATAGTTCATCGCCGGATCGCTTGCGGGGGAGAGAAGCGTGGACGGCGGGTCCCAGCCGGTCAGCGCGGGCGATCCATCCGCCGCACGCTGCTTCCAGTCGTTCCAGCAATGTTGGTCGAGCAGCTCGTAGGACATCGAGAGGATCACCTCGAAGCCGAGTGCTGCCGCGCGCGCCAGGAAATCCTTGTGCCACGCCTCGGCCGCGACGTTGAGCGTGCCGCCGGTCAGGCTGACGAGATGCAGCCCCGCCCCCGCATTCCATTCGAGCCGGAAATAATGGCTCATGCCGACATAGTGATCGATCGCGCCCCGATAGCCGAGCGCGAGTATCTGGCGCAGCACGCGCGCCGGCGTCTGGTTGTAGGCATCGTCGTATCCGGTGGCGATCATCAGGCCGTGGGGCGGCACCAGCCCGTCGCCGATCGCCAGCGTCGATCCGGCGCCGTCGCTGACCATACCGGTCAGCTCGACCCAGGCTTCCGCCGGTGCCGCAAGCTCGGCCGAGATTCCGGTATAGCCAGGCGGTACCAGCGAGACGAACATCCGGTCGATGTCCCCCGCCCACACCGGATCGGCATCGGCGGGCAGTGTGAAGCCGCCGTCCATCGCCCCGAAATCGAGGCGGATCATGGCATCCTCCGGCGTTCCCTCGGCATAGTTCCACAAGCGGACGTACCAGCTCTTCGCCCCCCCCGAGGCGTCGCGCCCCTCGATCGTCAGCGTCGGTCCGTTGATCGCGTCGAGCGGCATCAACCCGGACGAGCGCCAGCGGAACGCCAGCGTACACTGGCGGAAATCCCGCGCCGTCTCGTAGCGCAGCAGCGGATGATCGATCGTGTCGGCCGCCTCCCAGATCAGGCCGGCGAGATCGTCCGTCCGGTAGAAGACCGCGTCGACGCGCAACGCATCGGGCGCGGTGGTCGTCACGCCGGCCATCATCGGGCGCGGGAAGTTGACCGTCCAGAAACGCGGATCGAAGCGCTTGATCCAGCCGCCCGCCTGCCTGCGCGCGCGATCGGCATCGGCGTCGGTCGCCAGCCACCAGCCCATGGTCAGCGATCCGCCATGGCGAGCGCGCGCGAGACGGCGCGTGCCACCTGCCGGCTCGATTGCGCGAGCGCGCGCGGCTCGGTGCCGGTCGGCGCGTTGATGCTGATCGCGACGCGCACGTCGCGCGCCGGGGCGGAACCGGCGGTGGCGATACTACCGGCGGAGGTGGGCACGAACAGCTCCGGCCCCTGCTCGCCGACGACATAGGGGCGACCGGGCGAGACCGGCCCGCCCGTCGCGCGGCCCGGCAGACCGAGCACCGATGTCAGCAGGCCGGTGCCGAGTGACAGCAGTCCGCCGTCGCCGGAGCCACCCGAGCCGCCACCCAGCAGCGCCGCGATCCCGCTCTTCACCGCCTGCGCGGCGATCTCGGACAGAACCGACAGCGCGGTCTGCTCCAGATCCGCGAAGCTGAGCTTGCCCGATCGCACGGCCCGCGCCAGGCCATTCTCGATCAAGGTCGCCGCCCGGTCCGCGCCGGTGCCGAGCGAGGTCTGCAGCGACGCCTGCATCGCCGCCGTGTCCTGCGCGAAGGTCTGCGTGTCGGCGCGCACGCCGATCAGCAGCGTCTCTACCGTCTCATCCATCGGGGAATTGCTCCTTCAGGGCCGCGATCGTCAGGGCATCGGGCGGGGCCTCGCCCGCCGCTTGCGGCCCGGCGAGCGCGCTCAGTACCGTTTCCAGCTCCGCCGGGGTGGCGCGCCAGAACTCGTCCGGCCGCCACCCGGCGAGCGCGCCCGCGATGCCGGCGAGGCGCGCAGCCTGTTCGGCGAAGAGGCTCACAGCCCCTTCACGATCTGCCCGAGCAGCGTGCGCAGCACCGGGGTCAGCACCGCGATGCCGGCCTCGACCACCTGATCCCCGAAGCTCTCGCTGGTCAGATCGTCGGGCCTGCCGACGAGGCAGTGGAAGATCAAAGTCACCGTATCGGCGAGCGTGAGCTTGCCGGCGGCGGCCTGCTCGACCAGCGCGAAGAGCGGCCCCACCTGCTGCTCGGCGGCGACCAGGGCCGCGAAGCTGGGGCGGACGGTGAGTGTCTGGTCGCCGACGGTGAGCGCGGTTTCGCCCCGCGCGGGGTTTGCGGCATCGCTCATGCCGACACCACGGGACCAGAAGATTCGAGCGCCAGCGTATAGGCGCGCTCGCCGTTGAAATCGCCCGAATAATCGAGCTTGGTCAGCAGGAAGCGACCGGTGATCGTGTCGCCGCTCTCGAAGCTCAGTCGATAATCGTCGATCGTGCCGGCGAGCGCATTGGCCTTCAGCCGCGCCTCCGCCGCCGATCCGGTGAACACGCCGCTGCCCGCCACCGAGACGCTGCGCGTACCGGCGCCGGAGAGCAGTTCGCGCCACCCGCCGCTGTCCTTGTTGGTGATCGCCACCAGCTCGCCGGCGATCGAAAGCTGCGTCGTACGCAGCCCGGCGACGGTGGAGTAAACGGGCGTGGCGGTGCCGTCGCCGACCTTGAGCAGGAAGGCGCTGCCGCTTTCTGCGGGCATATCGATGTCTCCTCAGTTTTCGAGAGTGCGGACGCGGTAATCGAGCCGGCCTGCCCACGGCCCATCGGGATCGCGGACGATGCGGGCGCGCAGGAAGACGAGACTGGCGATGCGGTGCCCGTCGAGATCGTGCGACATCGCCTCGATCATGTCCTGCGTCTGGCCGAGCAGGGCGTGGAGCCGGGCAGGCGTCGCGCCGTCATCCCAGATCGCGATCGACAGGCGATGTTCGCGGCCGCGCCCCGTCTTGTGGCTCCAGTCGGTCGTCGAGCCGTCCGAGACGGCGATGTACGGGCAAACCGCATCGGCGGGCGGGCCATCGTAGATGCCGGTGACGTCGAACGACGCCGCACGGAGCGTCGCGACCAGTGCGCATTGCAACGCCTCGGCGGCCGTGCTCATCGCACCAGCCCGGCGAAGTCGCGCAACCGCGCGTCGGTGAGCGAGCGGGTCGCCAGATCGCGGCCGGTCAGTGCGATACCGCCCCCAACGAGCGAGACACGCACATCGGCGGGGACTTCGGCCGCGACGACGGCGGCGACGCGCGCCTCGGCGCCGGCAAGCGCGGCGGCGACGGCGGGGGACAGACGGATATCGGTCATCGATCCTCCTCCAGGGTCAGGGCGATGCGATCGGGCCAGGCGGGATCGGTCCCGACCGTGCGGACGGTGAGCAGCAGCAGGCGCCATTGCAGCCGGTCCCCCGGCGCGACGTCGGCCCCGACCCGCAGCACGGCCCGCCAGCGCGGCGTCGCGGTCGGCAGGTCGCCTTCGCCCCAGGCAGCGGCCGTGATCGGCTCGAGCGCCGCCCAGGCGCCCGCGACGACCGACCAGTCGCCAGCAGCACCGCCCAGATCGTCGCGATCGGCGGAGCGGCGCAGGATGGCGACGCGCTGGGTCAGCGCACCGGCGAATTCGGCGCTCATGCCAGCCGCATCCGGCGATAGGGGCGCCACAGCGCCGCGACGGCGGCGGGCGGCCCGGCATCGTCCGCCGCGTCGCGATGTGCATAGAGGTGGGCGACGAGGCGAAGCACACCCTGCCGCAGCGGCTCGGCCAGCGAGGGCCAGTCCGCGGCGAGGCCGGCGGTGTAGCCGACCAGCAGACGGCTCGCGACGGACGGCGCGGTCAGCCGCACCCAGCCGTCTCCGGAGGCATCGATGTCGATCGCATATGCTTCGACCGGCAGCGCCGTCGCCACGCCTGCCGGATCGAGCGTCGCCACCGAGGCGATCACGCTCACCGGGGTCGCGGGAAGCCGCTGCCATTCGGGGCTGCACGCCGGAATAGTGTCGGACCGTTCGCCGGAGATCAGGGCGAGGCCGGTGAAGCGCTCGCACAGACCGATCGCAACACCGGCGAGCGTCGCCAGCAGCGCGTCCTCGTCGCTGCCGTCGATGCGCAGATAGGCCTTGGCATCGGCCACAGCCTGCTCGGGCGCGGCCATCACGCCGCCTCCAGATCGAGCGAGCGCGTCAGCGTGCGATCGTCGGCCAGCGTCACGCGGTTGACGAGGCAATAGACGACGCCCCGCTCCCCGCCGCCGATCCGCACGGCGGTGATGCCCGGCGCGGACTCGACCGGATCGATCGTCAGGCCTTCGGGGCGGCAGGTCCAGGCGCTCTCCTCGATCGCGACGCCGAGCAGCCGCGCACGCGGCCACTCCACGCGATAATCGAGTGTCGCGTGCGGCGACTTCATCAGCATAAGGCGCACTCCGGCAGGACAGGAAAGAAAAGGCCCGCGCGATACGGATCGCGCGGGCCAGGCAGTCTCGGCGGAAAGGGGAGATCAGCTCGCCGAGAACCTGATCAGCTTGATCGCCTCCGAATTGGCCACGGCGCCGCCGATCCGGCGGGTCGCGTAGAAGTGGACGAAGGGCTTGTGGCTGAACGGATCGCGCAGGATCGCCGTCTCGCCCCGCTCGGCGATGAGGTAGCCGGCGTTGAAGTTGCCGAAGGCGATCGGCGTGGTGCCCGGTCCGATGTCCGGCATGTCGCCCGCCTCCACCACGGGATAGCCGAGCAGCGTATCGGGCTGGCCGGTGACGAGGCCGGGCGACCAGAGGAACTGGCCCTCCGTGGTCTTCATCTTGCGGATGACGGCGAGCGTCGCGGCGTTCATCACGAACACCGCCCCTTGGCGGTAGGGCGCGCGCAGCGACTGGACGAGATCGATCAGCAGGTCCTCGGGCTCGTCCGCCGGGAAGGCGCCGTCGACGCCGGTATAGAGATACTGGATCGTGCCGAACGGACGCACTCCGTCCACCTGCGATGTGTGCGGCACCTGCAGGAAGCCCTTGGGCTTGTTGACGCCGTCACCGTTGACGAAGGCGGCGCCCTCGGCGCGGGCGAACTCCTGCGCGATCTCGCCGGCCAGCCAGCCCTCGAGATCGAAGGCCGCATCGTCGAGCATCGCCTGCGTCGCCGCCGGATTGGCGAAGAGATCGCCCATCGGTGGCGCGATTTCGTTGAACACCGGCGTCGCGGTCTCGGCCCGCGCGGCGTCCTCGGCCGCCCAACCCGAGGTGATGCCGCCCGACGTCACCAGCTTGCGATAGCCCGCCGAGCCCACCGTCACGACATTGGCGATGCCGCGGATCGGCGAGATGTTGGACAGCGTGGAGGCGATCGCCGCGTCGATCTCCTGCGGCACGGCATAGCCGCCCGTGGAATCGGCGGTGCCGTCGATCGCCTTCACCTCGATGCCGGCGGCATTGCCGTGGCGAAGGTAGCGGTCGACGAACTGCTTGGCCTCGGGCGCGGCCGCCCCGGAAAGCGGCGCGCGGGCGGCGACGATGGTGCCGGCGTCGAGCTTGGCCTTCAGCGCCGCCATGCCGGCACGCAGCTCGGCGATGTCGTCGGCGCCGGCGAAGCTCGCCTCGAGCGGATCGTTCTTGGTCTCGTACATGAAGTTCTCCTCAGACATTCGTGTCCTCCTCGTGGACGGCATGGACCCGCGCACCGGGCTGCATCGGGAAAGTCACCAGCGAGACCTCGACCAGATCGAGATCGGTGAGCGTGCGACCGCGCGGGTGCGGCTCCTTGGCGCGCACGCGGTAGCCGAAGCTCAGGCCGCCGACGGCACCGTCGCGGAGCAAGGCGGCTGCCTCTGCGGCGTGGCCGGCATCGGGGGTTAAGCGCCCGATCACGCGCAGGCCGCGCGCATCTTCGGACAGGCTCTCGATCCGGCCGATCGGGCGCTCGGGGCGGTGCTGCCAGAGCAAGGGCACGCTCCTCCCGCCCTCCAGAGCGCGGGCGAAGGCACCCCGACGGATAACGTCGCCGCCGCGATCGACCTTGTCGAACAAGGCGGCATAGCCGGCGAAGCGCAGCGTCATCCGCGCACCAGCGGCACGAGGCCGAGCTTCACCGCCATGCCAAGCATGACGAGCGCGCAAAGGATCCGCACCACCCAGGCCGCCACGGCATTGCGCGCCGTGCGCTTGGCATCGCGCCAGGCGGAGAGCAGCTCGCGCAATTCGTCGAGATCGGCGCGGGCGGAAGGGTCGGCGAGGCCGAGCCGCTCCAGCGCCCGCGCCGCGCCGAGCTCGCTCGCTTCCTCGGCGACGGCGCGCAGCGTCAGCAGGTCGGCGCCTTCGCTGCGTCCCTGCTCGACGAGACGGGCGAGCAGCGCGCTTTCGGTTTCCGGGATCATGGCTGCGCCTCCTTCGGAGCGAAGCCGAGCATCTGGCGCTTCTCGTCGTCGCTCAGGAAATCGGCGTCGGCGAGCTGCGCCCAGAGCGCCGCCCGGTCGCTCGCCAGCGCCGGGATCGCGTCGAGATCGATCGCCAGCTTCAGATCCGGCCACCAGGCCGCGAGGCCGACGGCGAGCGCCGCAACGATCTTGTTCGCCAGCGGCAAGATGGTGAGCCGCCAGAGCGCCCGGTTCGCCTCGCTGTAATTGGCATAGGTGTTGTCGCCCGGCAGGCCGAGCATCATCGGCGGCACCCCGAAGGCCAGCGCGATCTCGCGCGCGGCCGCGGCCTTGAGGTTGATGAAATCCATGTCGGCGGGCGTGAGGCTCAGCGCTTGCCACTTGAGCCCGCCTTCCAGCAGCATCGGGCGCCCTGCGTTGCCGGCACCGGCGAAGCTCGCCTCCATCTCGGCGCGCAGGCGTTCGAGCTGGTCGGCGGTGAGCGTCGCGCCCGGTTCTCCGGGTTCGTAGACCAGGGCACCGGAAGGCCGCGCGGCGTTGTCGAGCAGCGCCTTGTTCCAGCGGGTCGCGGCGTTGTGGATCGCCACCGGGCCGGACGCGGCACCGAGACTGCCGAGGCCATAATGATCGTCGAGCGGATGCGTGGCGCGGATATGGATCAGCCCCGGCCTGCCGTCCGGCGCGGTGGCCGGGATGCGGATCGCATTGCCCGCCGCGCGGTAGCAATAGGCCACCGGCCAGCCGATCGCATCGGGCTCCACCGTCACCCGCTCCGGACGGAGCGGGAAGAGCATCGCCGGCATTCCATCGGCATCGCCGACGATCTGGATATAGGCGTTGCCGTGGAGCAGCAGGTGGGTAGCGACCGTCTCGATCAGCCCGCCGGAAATCAGCGCGGCGGCCGGATTCTCCTCCGGCGTGACATCGACAGTGACGCTACCCGCCCCCTCCGCGACGATCCGCACAGCACGCTGCGCGACGGCATTGCCGAGATAGGCGGCCCGTGCCTGCGCCTCGTAGCCCGACGGCCAGTCGCCATGCGGCGCCGGTATCGATCCGAAGGCACGCGTCAGCGCCGGCCGCGCGGTCGCCCGCGTGGTCTTCCAGTTGAACAAGCGCATGAAAGTCTCCCGAAAGAAATCCGGATGTCAGAGCAGTTTCAGGCCCGGCGTGCCGCGCCGCTCGAGCAGCAGCGCGGTCAGCGCCCAGACCAGCGCATCGGCGCGATCGGGCGAGCGGCCGGGACCTTGATAGCCGCCGTCCAGCGTGAAGCCGGCGAGTTCGTCCTCCATTGCCGGGAAGGCGCCGACATGCCGCACCTGCCCTCGCTCGTAGAGCACCGACACCGGCTCGGCCCGCGCCGCCTTGCCCCGCGAGGCGTGGACCAGCCGCACGGGCAGCGCGGCATCCCCGGCGCGCAACACGCTTTCCACCATCGCGCCGCCGTTATTGGCTTCTGCGATCACGCGATCCGCATGATGCCGCCGCGCCGCCGAGACGACCGCTGCCGCCCACCCCTCCGGCGCGCGGCCCTGCACGCTGGCATCCTCGATCACATAGCCGATGCCGTCGCGCCCCAGCGCCGCGACGACGATCCCACACGCATCCGATCCCGCCCCGGCGCCGGCCGGCGGATCGACCCCGATCACGATACGCACCGGATCGGGCATCTCCCGCACCCGGCACCGCTCGATCAGCGCGCGGGGCCAGAGCGCCCCCTCGATCTCCTCGACCAGCTCGCCGTCCAGCTCCTGCCGGCCGAGCCGGGTGCCGGCATAATCGGTCGTTACAGCGGCAATGAAGTCGGCAGAGAGATGATCCTTGTTGTCGCTCGTCCGCCCGCCGGTCCTCACCACGTCGCCGCGCTCCATCAGAGCGCGGAGCAGGGGCACCGGCCGTGGCGTGGTGGTCGCGACGATCCGCGGACGCTCGCCGATGCGCAGACCGAGCGCGAGATTGTCCCACGCCAATTGGGCGAACGGCCATTTGGCGATCTCATCGCACCATGCATGGCTATGCTGCGGCCCTCGCAATGCCTCCGGTTCGCTCGCTCCGTACAGACGCGCGACCGCCCCGTTCGGCCAGCGCAACCGGCGCAGCGACGGCTCCCAGACCGGGCGGCGCATCGGGCTGGCGACCGCCAGCAGCCCGCTGGCACCCTCCACCATCACCTGTCGCGCCTCGGACAGCGTGGCGGCCACCAGCGCGATCCGGGCGGTGCCGTCCGCCTCGGCGATGCCCCGCACCCACTCCGCACCCGCGCGCGTCTTGCCGAAACCGCGTCCCGCCATCAACAGCCACACCCGCCAATCGCCCGACGGGGGCAGCTGGCCGGGCATCGCCCAGAACGGCCAATGCCGCCTGAGCAACTCGCGTTCGGAATCCGTCGTCCCTTCGAAAGCGGCATGGCGGCGCACTTCGCCCATGCGTGCCAGCTGACCCGCCGTGAGCGTGCGCAGCGACCGCTTACCCGTCATGGCCGATGCGCCGGGCCATGCCGTCGATCACCGCCAGCACGTCGGCGTCGATCGCATCGGCGGCCTGCCCTGCGGCGATCGCCGTAACCGAGGATCGATGCGCCTTGAGCAGCGTCATCGCCATGCCTTCGGAATATTCGATCTTCTTCGTGGTGACGCCGCTCCTGGTGACCTCGACAGTGACGCCGTTGATCGCGCGTTCGAGCATCGCGAGTTCGAGCCGCGCATAGCCCTCGGTCAGAGCGACCTCCCAGTTGCGGCGAAAATCGGCCGACCGGATCCGGTGCTTGTAGGCCGCGCCCGGCGGCACCAGCGCCACCCGCTCCGACGCCGCGACATTCGAGCTGAGCGCGAGATGCTCGAGAAAGGTGCGCTCGCGCGTCTTGGTCCACTTGACCGGCCCCGCGGGGACCACCGTCCGCTTCGTCGCCAT